GAGACAGTTGCAGCTGTAGATGATGAATCAAACTGCCTTAAAAAATCATCTATACGACTATTAGTAGATTGTGCAATAGATAGTGCTGTAGCGTAGGTCACATTACCTAAATCAGTGCCACCACCAGTAGTAGTTGTTTTGTATCCCTTACTTGCCATATCTGCTAAGAATGTTGCTATCTTGGCGTTCATAAGTTTTACAGATTCCAGGGCTTGATCATAGGTTGCCGCTAATTTCTTGGCTGCCTCAGCTGCGGCTAACTCTGCTAGTATCTTTTTGGCTAATGCTTCATTGTTATCTAGTATTGCTATTTGTGACTTAATGCGTAACTTGGTTTCTTCATCGGTGGCTTCATTTAACGCTTTAGCAAATCCAATACGCTCTACATCAAATTTAGCAGATAGTTCGTCTACTGCAGTCTTTTTCTTCAATTGATCGTTTTCTAATTTTCTAAACTTTACGCTATCTTTAATAGACTTAAGTTCAATTCTTGATGCACTGCGCTTTGCATTGTCTGGTAATTCTCTACCACCAAAATCTCTAGTGGCTACACCTGCCGCAGCGCTACCACCAATAATAGCAAAGGCTGCTGCAACAGCTTTAGGGCTTTTACTGGCTATAGCCAAAGCCAATAGACCAGCCTTAAAAGATGGGTTACTTACTAAGTCATTAAAGCCACTTACTAATTTAGCCAATTCTCTAATAGCAAACGCTATATTGTTGCCTAGGTTTTCAAAGTTGTCTGAAAGGTTTTCGATAGATTTATCTTTACTTAGAATAGTTAAAGCATCTACTAACCCTGCGCCTATAGCCTTAGTAGCCTCATCTGAACTCTTTTTAAGCGCATCCATCTTGCCAGAGTAAGTATCTAATCTAGCCGATGCTTGACCTGAGAATTTCTTTTCAAGCTCTGCCATGATTTTATTCATATCGCCAGATTTAATTATGTTTGCATCTATGCCTGTGTTAAGTGCAGACAGAGATCTCATTTGACCTCTAATACCAGCTGCTAGTGCGCCTACAACAGTTTCTAAACTTTGTCCAGTACCAGCACTTATATTTAATGCAGCCTCTAATGTGCGCTGTGATAGCTCAACTGATCTAGTAAGGTTTAAGAATGTTTGAAATGGTTTGCGTAAGTCTGTAAGTATTGCGTATGTTTTTTCTAAGCCCTTTATGTAATCTTCTACCTCTGTGACTCTAAATGCATTGCCAGTATTTTCTAGTTGCAATTGTAATGATTTGGCTGCGGCCTCATCTTCGGCAAATGCTTTAACGGCTTTCTTGCTAAATGCCACTAATGCAGCGCCACTAAATGCAACGCCAAAGGTACGTGCAAAACTCTTTACACGTTTTTCAAATACGTTTACATCTTGCTGCGCTTTTTTAAGCGCCTTACCATTCCAGGTAGCGAGTGCGGATACGACTACATTGGCCACTATGCCACCTTCTTCATTTCAGTAGTGTCATTAAAATAATCAGCGCCCGCTTTAATTGCATTCAAAATAGCATCGTAAATTGCAGGGCTATCTTTAGCCCAAGCCTTGTAAATTAATCGGCCTGATCCTTTGCGACCAGCACTTCTGACATCTTTAATCTTTGGCTGTTTAGTAAGTTCTGGTAAGTCAGTAACAAATTGGTATCCTGCAAATGGATTATTAGAATCGTATTTAGCTGTAGATCTGCTCTTACGTCTAGCAGTACCAGCCTGCTTAAATGCCATTGTGCCACCACCAGGATTAATAGATGTAAATGGAGCTCTACCTTGTGGGTTTAATCGGCCTGCAGTTTCATAAATACGGCCAGCCGCACTAATGTTATATACGTAATTCTCAACTTGAAAACCATTTTTGAATCTTCTGTTCTGACCTTCTTTGTAACCTATACCACCTTTTACATTATTGGCATCATACTTTGGAAATGGTCGATAATCTATACTTGATGATATTGGTTTAGACCAGCCAGATAGTACCTCTGTATTAGCAGGTACATAACCTTTAGCGGTAGCTTCTACCTGGCGCATTAATGGATTAATAGCAGTTTTAATGCGAGCATAAAGATCTTCATCGATAAAGCTAAGGCCTTTCATGACCTCTTTAACGCCTACGACCTCGGCTGGCATTTTTAATCTCCTTAGCTCTATCAACCAATACTTTAACCATTGCTTGATACATTTCCGAGTCCATATTAATAAACTCGCTAGGCGGAATCCCAGTTTCTATAGCCATCTGTGCGATGCCGTAAAGGATAGAATCCCGCTGTGTTATTTTTTTTCTTCGTCTAATACCTCGACAGTTTCTAGGCTGTCTATAAACTCAACTCCAAACACAGGTACTTGTGCACCAGACTTGCGCAAGCACTCCCAAGCTAACCAAAAAATATGGGTTTGCTGTTCATGCTCACGCAAAATCTTGCTAATACCTGCGCCCCACTTCAACTCAAAGCTATATTCAATTCCTGGTGTTATCTTGTGTTCTGTGACTTCACCATTAGCCCTAGTAATTTTAAGCTTTGCCATTGTTACTCCTTAATTAGAACGCCACTGATGGCGATACTGTGATTCCAGAGTTTACAGTAAATGTAACGCTAGATGTAGCAATTTCGGCTACTCCAGCTGATCCAATTGGTGTTAGGTTATTTACTAAGATTGAGAACTGGTAAGTAGGGTTAGCAGCTGAAACTGTAGTGCCCTTAACTGTAATTACTGATACAGCTAGAGTCTTGCCAAATGCCTCATTAAGAGTCTGGCTTATCTCAGATGTTGCCCAGTCGTTCATAAAGTCGATTGTAAATGTGCCTGATTGTAGACCTGCTACGTAGCGGTGTGCGGTATCACCCATCGCAGTAATTTCTAGCTCATCCACGATTTGATTGATAACAGCGCTAGATACTAGGTCGCTAATGTCAACCGATGGTGTAGTAGGCGCAGCGTTGGTCGCTAGCTTGATGCCTACGTTATTGTTTAAGTATATTGCCACTGTTATTCCTCTTCCTTTTTAGGTTGTACTTTTTCTTTTGGTGCTTCTTTTATTTGGCCTGTCTTTATTAAGAAGGCTAAATCTTCTTCTTTGCTCATAATTAACTCCAGCTCGTTAGGATTGATACTGTTATTTCAGACACCAATAAATCGCCACTTTGAGCGTTTACGATTGCTGGAGCCGAAATGCTTGATATATTAAGTGTCAGCGATGATGCTGCTAACTTTGTTACTACGGCTAATATGTAATCTTCCATACCAGCCAAATTACCCTGGTTATCTAACGCAGGTTTAGTTATTAAGATTCTAAAGTTTGCTAAAGGCAATACTGTTACATGATCGTTATTGCTTGGTACGATATATGGATCACCTGGAGTAATTGTCACTGCATTTACAAGTAATGTGGCTGGTGGGTAGGCAAACACAGACCACACGCCAGCGTTTGCTAAATCGTTTGCTAGTGTGCTACGTAGTGTGGTAATCGCAGCTGGCATATTAACCTACCAGTGATGCAGGCGCTGAATATGGCTGGATGAGGCCACGTACTCTGTTAATCAGTTGATAACCCATCCGATAAGGGCTAGCACTGACCCCATCCATACCTACCCCACCAGTCTGGCTAACTTGTCTAGCTTGCCAGATGTCTACAGCTATGATCATCGCTGCTTCTCTGATTGCGGGTACCACAGAGTAATCATCTTCTTTAGTGTCTTGGCCTGCTGCTTTGCCGTATGGAAGAATTCTATGAAATGGGTCGTTTGCGTGTACTTTTGCAAACTGAATAAATGAATAGCCATTAGGCCATGAGTAATTGTAAAAGAAATTGTAAAATGTATTTGCGATTGATATTGGGATATTAGATCCAGGTATTGTGCCAGTAATTACATGCTGGCCGCCATAGATACTGCCACAGCCTTCTACGCTTATTGTTTGACCTACTACATAAATGCCTGGGTTTGCTAATACTAAAGTGGCTACATTGTTTTGTAATCCTGCGGCAACTATTGGTGCATCATTAAACCATAAATACTGATTAAGTAAATCCTGCGCTGTTTGGCAGACTTCTTCTACTACTGCATCGGTATACAAAGAGCCAATACCTAAGTTAGTGCGTAACTCAGCTTTGGTTACATAGGTGGCTGCCATTGTATTCCTCTCTTAAAAAAGCTCCCCTGGGGCTAGGGCTACTAAACCCCAGAGGATTATTACTTGGTTATTACGCCTTTGCGAATTTAATAATTCCGTAAGGCATTTTGGCGATTGTTGCCATATATCCGTAGATCGCAACCTGTACCTGCAAATTAGATACCACGTTAACAGACATAAATGCCTGAGGTGAGCGATAAACAGTAAATGCTTCTGGTGCAAGAATGATTGCAGAGTTATCATCGAATGTAGTTTGTGAGAAGTTCTTATCTACGTATAGATCAAGTCCTAATACATTTCCACGAATTGATGATGGACGTACATCACCAGCTGCGTTCATTGGTTGGATTGCATTGTAAATTGGTCGCTTAGTTGAATCAACTGCGCCCATCAATGCCTGCCATTGTGCTGGGTTTCCAATGTAATTCTGTGCAAAATAACCTGTGTTAGCATAAACAGCTTTTGCTGCTTCTGCTGTATAGGCAATAATTCCATCGCTATCTGCTGTTGTTGCACTTGCAAAAGTTCCTGCTGTTTGTAGTGCTGTAAGTACAGTTGTATCAATGGTTGTCAAATATGCATTTTGTAGCTGTTGTGTTAGCTCTGCATAGAAGTTAGGGTCTGAACGCTCTAACAACTCGACAGATAGTGTGTTCATACCTGAGTACTTAGATACAGTGCCAGTTAAGTATTGGCTAACCATATCTGTATTTGAAACGGCTCCGCCTTCTGCCTCAACAGTTACTGTTGGTGCTACGCCAGTACCGCCTGCTGCTGAAGTTACCAAAGATGGTACGTTAATGGTCATACCTGATGCTGGCAGTGTGCCTTGTGAACATGCATCGATAGCCGGTGTACCAAAGCGTGTATTTGTTACAAACTCTGTTAGATATTGAGTTGGATTAAATCCAATTCCGTTAGTTGCAAAATCATCAGCTGCGGTTACATATAGTTTTGACTCATCATTACCTAGTGCAGCCTTGATTTTGTGCTCAGTGTACTTAGCCATCGAATCGATAGGTGTACGTACTTTGGTTTGAATTAATGGTGCTGTAATTACTGGGCGAGCAGCTTCTACTGTAGGAGTAGCAGCCTCTGCCTTTGCTTCTTGTGGCGCTGTTGCTAAATCTTCCAC